ACAGATCAGTGGAAGAACAACCCTGGTCGTATTCCTCCAGCAGAAGTAGTAAGGACAAAAGAAGATGTTCAAGAACGCAATGCAAAGATTGGCGCTGGCATTGGTGGCCTTGCTTTGCTCTTACTCTTACTGTAACGCACAAGTAACTTGTTCAACGGATGGGACTACTAATCCGGTAGCTGGCTCAACCACTGCGACAGCCTGTTTAGATCCTAATAGTAATACAGTTGTTGATATTTTAGATCAAGGCGATTTTGGTACTGGTGGACACCAAACTGGTAGTTCTCATAATCAGATGTATCAAATGACAGACAGAATGACTGGTGCAGTTTTGTCAACAGACTATATTCTACACTTTTCACATACCGACGATACTTGGATAACTAATATAGCTATCAATCAGGCTCTTGTAGGAGCTGGGTTTGATATTGCAGGTTATACAGCAGAATGGCAGTGGAAAAATGAAAACACTAACACTACAAATGGTACGTGTACTGCGCAGACAGTAAATGGTGATTGTTTAGATGATTTAGTAATTACTATTGAAGCATCTGCAGGTGGTACTACCATTTATTCTGAACAATGGGATTATAGCCAAACGAAATCAAACGGGTATACTCTTGAAGAAATATTAAGTTTTTCACCATTAGCTTTAGTACCTGGTTTAACTATTGATGAAATTGAAGTAAGCATTAGAGGTAAAGATAACGGTTTTTGGCAAGGTATGTATGGGCCAAAGGTAAAGAATTTTAGTGGCGGCGTAGTTTTGATGCCAGATTCTTGTACACTTAATGGAGCGATATCTGATCCATCATGCCCTGGCTATGCAAATGCATTGTTCAATCAACAATGTACTGCGAATCCACTATATGACCCAGCATGTCCAGGGTATGCCGCGGCATATCTTATACAACAATGTACTGCAAATCCTCTACATGACCCATCATGTCCAGGGTACCAGCAGGCATACTTGAATCAACAGTGTAAGCTTGACCCACTATATGATAAATCATGTACTGGACATCTGACTGCACAGTGTAATATAGACCCTCTTTATGACCCATCCTGTACAGGTTATGCTGCTGCTTATCTTGCAGATAGGTGTTACTATGACCCATTATATGATGTACAGTGTACTGGGTATCAACAAGCGTACTTTGATCAACAGTGTGAGTTGGATAGTCAATATGACCAACTCTGCCCAGCATATCTTGATCCGGATCTTGTAGATTTAGGAAAAGTTGATCCAGTTAAAGAAGTTCTATCTGAACCAGATATTCCAGTAGTTGCAGAACTAGACTTTACAAGTCCAGTTGATGATTTCGATGGTGAGGTGATTGTGGAAGATCAACAGATAGTTGAGACTGTAGAAGTTGAAGATGGAGATGGTTTTCAGCAAGTTGATGATAGTATTGAAGGCGAACAGTTACAGATGGAAGATGATATTGAAAAAGAGATTGCTGCACTCGAGAATGAAGCGGCTGAGGACGATACCGCACCAGACATGATCGGTGGTGGCGCAAATCAAGAGGATGATATTGAGAAAGAACTTGCAGAGTTAAAAAATAGTTCAGAATCTGATAACAAAAAAGATGCACCAAAACCAAAGACAAAAAATGAAAAGATAAAATTACTACTTGCTATGAAAGCAATAGAGCTAACAAAGAAGATTGAGAAAGAGGTTAGCTTGGAACAGAATATGATAATGCAAAGGCAATTGCTTGCGTTGATTTCATATGTGCCAGGATTTGATTATGCCGAAGATGACATATTAGATTTAGCGAACTTCTATCCACCAAAGCCTACGGTTGACCATGCTTATGCACGATGGTTCTTAAACGACCCTAACTTTGGCGCAATGGAAGATTTGCAATACAATTTCAAATAGGAGAAAGAAATGGCTGAAATAGAATACGGTGGAATCAAAGTGGGTGGCAGTAAGCTCCTATTAGTATTACCTCTTATTGGGACACTTGGTGGTGGACTATGGGGAGGCTTTGAGTTCTACAAAGATTATATGGATATGAAAGAACAGATTCAAAATTATGTAGCACCAGACTTATCAGAGTTTGATAAGAACCTTGCGTTAATCAAAGAAGAAATGGTAGCGACCAGAAAAGAAGTAGGCATTATCAAAGATGCGATTGGCGAACAGGTTGATTTTATGCGTGATGCAAAGCATGACTTACGTGGTGACTTAGTTCGTATGGAAAAGATATTAGATAAAGTTGAAAACGATATTGATGCAGTCGAAGACAAAGCACAGGCACTTATGGACAGAACAAAGTCAGATGCAAGACTTATGATTGAAGATGCTAACAATCGTTTTAATGATAAAGTATCTGGTATGGAAGGATATGTCAAAAGAGAACTGACTTCACTCGAAGAAGATCTTGATAGAAAGTTACAAAAAAGCTTAGATAATCCTCTAGCAAACAGATAATTTTATAAATACTATTGAAAGCGAATTGTATTATAACACCCGTGAGTTATATCTAACCTAGAAACACGGGTAGATCAAGATGCCAATAGCAGAGATTCTAGCAGGAATCTCACTCGTAAAGGCGAGTGTCGATTTCATAAAATCAAATATTGATACCGCAAAAGATGTAGGCGAAATAGCTGGTGCTATCGATGGATTGTTTCGCGGAAACGAAGAAGTGCAAAAAGACAGGAATAAAAAGTCAAAGCCTGGGCTTGCAGATCAATTTGGAATAAACAATGTAGCACAAGAAATGATTGACGCTAAGTTAGTTGAAGAAAAAATGCAAGAGATGAGAACTCTAGTAGATCTTCGATTCGGCCCGGGAACTTGGCAAAGTATTATTGATGAAAGAATTAAAAGAATTACAGAAGCAAAAGAAGCCACAAAACTAGCTGCAATTAAAAAGCGTAGAGAAGATGCAGAGTTTTGGGAACAAGTAAAGATGTTTATGATTATTGCTGGATGCGTAATTATGGGTGGCGGAGCTCTTATTGCCGCAATGTATGCAGCGTGATATATCTTTTCTTAATAATCTTGACTTATTTAATAGCACTAGTATTCTATGGCGCATATGCCTATGACAGAATAGAAAATTTCTATATTCCATATGAAGAAACAGAACTCGAAAAAAAGAATAGAATTAACAAAGAAAGATATACAATTTGCTCTTTGCAATTATTATCCAAGTAGGTGCAACAATTTACGCGTACGATCATCTGACATATTCAGACTTACACACGTGTAAATATCATAAAGAAAAAATAGAAAATCTTTTAATGTACAGAAAAAATACTACAGTTCAGTGTCATGAACATACAGTTGCAAAATAGCATAATGAATAACTTTCATCAAATCTTTTCGTGCATCTTCATCTGAACCTTTATTGCCATAGCGTTGAGCATATTTCATCACATTACCCATATTGAACCCAGTACCGTGACCAGCATCATAGATGAACTCTGATGCTTGAAATTTCTTTTTAGAATAATGCGCACTATATGTCGCAATGATATAGTCAGCAATCTCATCAATATACATGTCTTCGTTAAATTTAAATTCAGGTAGATTATTTTCTTCTTCGTATGGAAATAGAGTTTTCATTATTTTTCCCATCTATAAAAAATGTGTTGATCAATTGTCATTGTTTTGGTTTTGGTTGCTGCCCATTCTGGCCTTACGTAGTCGGCATGATAATGAGTAGCGCCATTGGTGAAGTCTGTAAGATGTCCATTATAGATCTTAAAAGCGATGGTACGAGCAAACTCATAAATGTCGAGATCAACAGTAGGAATATTGTCAGACTTGCCATCACAATACCAACTAAATTGACAGCGATGACGCAATGGGACCATATTGTTTTTGTCTTTCCAAGATGGTCTTTCAGGTCCTTGTTTAATAACCTCACAATATGAGTGAGGAAAACGAGTATCATTAACACGATTGCGAGTGACAAAAGCGACACCGATCATTCCTTTCGAAGATTGATTACGTGCTTCCCAATATATGTTATCTGCTAAACACTGTTGTTCAGATTGCGCAGAATGTAATAAGCCTGCTTCTGCTGTGGCACCAAATGCAGATTTCCCAGTGATTAGACCACCGAGAAAAGCAAGAGCACATGCACCTAGAAAAATATATCTCATACGTCTAATCCGTTCGTACATGATATTTAATAAGATAATCGGTCCAAAGTCCACGAACCATTTTAAGGTTGTTTTCCAGATATTTAATCACTTTTTCATTTGGACTTGATGTTGCAGTTTCATCCATAATCCATTGTGGAAGAACTCTAAGGAATCTTTCAATTGACTCACGCTGCTTTTCACGTGATAGTGATTGGATATTTCTTTTTAATTTAGAAGTTGGAATTCCGTATGACATATTTTATCTCCTCTTTTGATTTTATAATATATTATAAACCATTTTGAGGCAAAAGTAAAGTGTTTTTTTAAATTATTTTAACTTTTTTAATGGCAAAATTCTTTAATCTAATGTATTACGGCCGCCGCCAGGACTTTGCGTACATTGTTGTGTTCTTGGGCATTGAAAATATTTGTCCATTGCAACTGTTAAGTCTGAGTGTCCTGTAGCACCACGTTCATATATACACATACGTTCATTAGTTTCGGGGTCTATGTACTGCCTCTTTAATCTACAATTGATCGTATTATTTCTAGTAGGAGCAACCGCTTTGCGTCTACACTCCATAGGTTCTAGTCCTAATATCTGTTGCGGCCAGCGCAACACCTCTGTGTTCCATAGAGTACAATGTGTCTTATCTTCACTACCAGTGTATGTACGACCTTCAGCATATACGGTAGTAGATAACAAACATAACATTATAATCATATACTTAATGGCAAAACTCTTTTATCATAGGAAAGATAGGTTCTAAAGCATCTGCACAGGCTCTTGCTAGTTCGATGTGTTCTTTTTGTGTGCCATGTCCAGAGCGTAGGTCGATATAATGTATCCAGGACCTGATGGTTCCGTTAACATACAATCGAGATTCCATGATACCTTCCGGTAAAACTGCACGAGCTTGCTCTTTAGCAATACCATTTTCGATTGCCCAATAATATGATTTCTTTGCTGCATTTACTACCTCTGCTTGTGATTGTAACCACTCTAATTGTAAGTTCGGATCATTTACATCTAAACTATTTTGCCTATTCTTTGTATCCTGAAGTCGTGCATCTTTAAATTTAAAATCTAAATCTACAGTAGGATCTGCATACCGCTGAGAAAACTCTTGAAAAGAGAATGACCTATGCCTCAACAGCTGTCGAGCAATATCACGAGTAGTAGTTACTTCCAAGCAAGCGGAAGCCATTTCGAAGGGTGACCAGTGTTTTTCTCGGATGAGATATCGTAATAGTCTTTCGTTCGTTTCGGTTGATCCTTGGTTCGATGGATTGGAGACACGGGCGGTATAGGCAATGATGTCCTGGAGACTTTCATCTTTCTCCCCTTTTGAGTAACTAATGAGTTTTACATTCATGGATTTAAAATTCCCATTACAAAATTTTCTGCAGCATTCTCTGCATATATCTCACTATGTTCATATAGTGTTCGAGTTTCAATGAGTTTCTTATTCTCATATAGATCCACATAGAATCCTAATTCATTTTTCATAACGTTTGCCATTCTATTTTTATATTGGTCATCACCCCAATATGTACTTAATTCTGGTCCATTGTAGATCATAGCTTAAAGTCCTTAAATTTAGATGTATCCTCGTTGAATTTTGATTTATCAAATACCGGTGTGTCATCCGTAAGATTCTGTTCAGTTTCATCAACATCATAAAGTCTCATTTTACCTCGGTCAACACCAATTACAAATCTTTTATTTGATGTTGGATCATTATAACGATTCTTTAATTGTTTGACCATCATTTGACCCAAGTTCTCAAGTTCTTCAGTTGAGATAAGAGCGAACATGAGATCCGCCGTAGCTGGTAAGCCGAAAGACTCAGATGTATCTTCCAAACCGACATCCGAATTGCCATAGCCCGACCTCGTCGTTTGAGTCGCCGAGAAAATCGGTACATTAAACTCCACCGCCAGTCCTCTAAGCTCTTCAGCAATCGCCTTAATATAATTATAAGAGTTAATCGCACCGCCCATTCCTTTCATACGAGATGATGAACAAATATTCAAATAATCTATAAAAATAATATCTGGTTCAAATTGTCTTTTTAATTTTAATTCATTTAAAAGTGCACGGAAGTGTCCAGCATGAGCAGAACCAGTTGGATATTCTTTTACGATTAATTTACCTGTTGTTTTGCGCGTTAAATCCTCAATTTTAGTCCTAAACATTTCACGTGAAAGATTAGGCAATTGGTCTATAGGAGTATTTAACAAGTTGGCATCAATGCGTTCTGCAATTCTTTCCTCAGCCATTTCCATAGTAATGTAAAGAACATTACGGCCTTCTACTAGAGCACCAGCAGCAACATGACACATGAATAAAGACTTGCCAACGCCAGTACCTGCAAGGGCAATGTTAAGTGTCTTACGTGGTACACCACCTTTTGTAATCTTGTTGAAATATTCGAGATCAAATGGAATCCTATCTTCTTCTGTGTGATAAAAATCAAATCGTTGTTCATAATTTTCAATATAATCGTGACCAACATTTGTATCAAATGCAACACCAAGTGCTTTACTTAATAAATCTGGAAGGGCACCTTTAGTTAAGGTTTCGTGTTTACCATCAATAATAGAAATGGATTCCATAATGGCATTATAAATGGCTCTATCTTGACACCATTTTTCTGTAGTATCAAGTAACCATTGATCATCAATGGCATCTTTGGAAAATAATTGTGGTAAAATATCAACAGCAATAGTATACTGCTCACCAGTAAGTCTATCCGTCTGATCCAGTTCAATTTTAAATGATTCTGCCGTTGGTAATTTATTATATTTACCAACATATTTCCCAGCTTCTTTAAATAATATACGATAAACACCTTCAAAATAATCTGGTTTGATGAAAGGTAATACCTTACGCATATAGTTTTCATCAGTCAAAATATTTCGTAGTATTGTTTGTTCAAGATTTGTCTGCAAGTGGTGCTCCAAAATTAAATGACATAGAGATTCGATCTTCCTTACTCTTATTTAATAGAACCTGATGGTGTAACCATGCAGGAAAAATCAATAATAATCCTTCTTTACCTTTTACTTCAGATTTTGTAGAGAGAAAACTATTTGGACCACTGATAAGTGGCATAAAATATCGTG